TTCTGTACTGTGGGGTGCGCCTTTTGTTACATCAACAGCGGAGTGAAAGGCTATCGCGGCAGCGGGCTGATCACGGTGCCGATGGACTACGGTGCACACGTCGCCAAGCAGCTGGACACGATGCGTACGTCATCCGCAGGCTACTTCTCCAGCTTCACTGACCCGTTCCTGCCGCTGGAAGAAGTGTACGGCAACACCCAGGCCGGCGCGTTCGCTTTTGCTGATCGAGGGTTGCCGGTGTTCTTTCTGAGCCGGCTCAACTACCCGGATTGGGCCTTTGACTTGCTGAAGCGCAACCCGTACAGCTATGCCCAGAAGTCACTCAATACCAGTGACCCGGAGGACTGGAAGAAACTCAGCCCCGGCGCGATGCCGCTGCTGGATCATATTGATCAGGTCGGTGAGCTGCGGCGCCACGGCATCTATACCTCCATTCAGGTCAATCCGATCATCCCAGGCGTGACCTCGCTCGATGAGATCGAGCATCTATTTGAGATGTTGGCGGCAGTCGACAACAACCACGTCATCGTCAAGTTTGTGGAAGCCGGCTATGCCTGGGCCAACACCATGGTGGAGCGGGTGAAGAAGCGATTTGGCGAGAACCGGGGCACCTTTTTCGAGAGCCTTTTCACCGACAACATGGGTGGTCAGCGCTGTGTCGATGAGGCCTGGCGGCTGGCGGCCCACCGGAGGCTCCAACCGTTTGCGACCAAGATGGGGATGACGTACAGCACCTGCTATGAATATGAGTACGTCAACCGGGACCCCGCGACCGGAGCGCTGCTGAACAAGCAGACCCGTTCCATCGGTCCCGACTTTATCACCTCTGATCAGTGCCACGGCAAGCGGGTGCCGATGTTCACGCGGCTGGACATAGCAGTCCCGTTCGCTGAGGTGGCTGAATGCCCGTCCTCGGGTTGCCTCAGCTGCGGCGACAAAGACCCGGATGGACGGGGGGCGTGTGGCTCGCTGGTGTTCGGCGCGGCTAAGGCCAACCGCCTATCTGACCTGCGCAAGAGCGCCTATGACCGGGAGGTGAAGCCGTGAAAGACAAACGCCCCGGAACAGAACTGCTCACCAACCCCATTGCGTGGGGGAGGCGACTCATCACGACCAACGACCACGACCCGCTGTATACTGGTCTCGTGGAATGGAACGTCCGTGAGTCCCGCGTGCGCCGCTTCATGCTTGCCTACTGGTGCTGCTACTCGGTTGGCGCGAGCTGGTATATCAGCGACAAGGCCGGCGCAAGCTTCTGGGAGTTGCTTCTTCAGGCCGCCAAGAACGTCGATGAAGCCCCGATTGGAGGGCGATGGCCCAGGGCACACGAACGGCGGCACTGGCGAGGCGAGAAGTGTGTGGAAAGCGTTCGGTGGCTCTCGATGCATTTCCGGCACCCGGAGGAGGCCGTGATCAGTCTGGAGGGGGCGCGCTCCCTGGGCGACGTCAACCGACTCATGAACTGGCCTCAGTTTGGGCCCTGGATTGCTTTCAAGGCCGCTGATATGCTGGAGCGGGTTTTGGGCGTTCCGGTAGCGTTCCCGTATGATGTGGTCACTCTCTACAAGGACCCTCGCGAAGGGGCTGAGATGGTTGCTGACATCTGGTGCGGTCCTGGCAGTAATTACTCCCAGGAGGTGGTGTTGGCACTACTTCTCGCTTACAGCAATATTATTGCTCCCGGTCAACGGAAGACGATACGTTGCTGCAACATCCAGGAGGTAGAGACCGTTTTGTGCAAGTGGAAGTCCGCGCGCAAGGGTAATTACTGGATTGGGCTGGATACTCGGGACCATCGCGCTGAGTTGAAGAAGTGGGGCGCGTATGACCTCCTGGAGGCGTACCCAAGCCTGCCTACTTGACCCCTAACCCCGGCGGGGATAGGGTTGATTTTGGAGAAATGGAGGATCAAACATGATCATCAACATTCGCGGTACGAACGGCTCGGGCAAGACCGCTCTGGCCCGCAAGCTCATCGGTCCTTACCCGGCACCGATTGAGCTGGTCCAGTACGACGCCCCCACCAAGAAAGAGCCGTACCGGCAGCGGTGGGTGGAGGGGTGGGGCACGACGGGACCCGGGAGCTTTCTCGCCATCGGCTCCTACAAGCAGGGTTGCGGCGGTATGGATACTATCCCGAGCTTTGAGTTGCAGCAGAAGGCCGTGAAGGCTGCAGCTCTGTGGGAAATAGAAGGGTGGCCGATTACCGCTGAAAAGCCGGAACACATTGTATGCGAGGGTGTGCTGGCATCGACTGTTGCCGGCTCCTGGTTGGAGTGCTTTCGCGACCTCAGGTCATTGGTCATCATCGCCTACCTGGACACGCCTCTGAAGGTGTGTCTGGAGCGCATTACCGCGCGCCAGATCGCGGCGAAAGGTGATGCGCGTGAGATCAAGGTTGATCTTGTCGCAGACAAGATCAGGGCGATCAACGCGACCCGCGCGAAATTCAACGCCGCTGGTATCCGTACCATCACGTTGCGTTATGACCGGGCGCAGGAAGACCTGACGGAGGCTCTCGGTGGTTGAGCTCAACACAAAGCCGCTCTGGGACTGGGTCAACGAGCGCCACGCCATTTACCTGCGTAAAGCGATGCTGGAGGAAGCTGAACCGAGCGTCCTCTCCAAGTGGTCCAACGGGTACCTGGACCGACCAAGTAACGATGAATTCCTTTGGCAGGCTCAGTCCTGGCCGAAGGGCCAACTCACCCGCGATCTGATCCTCCAGCAGTATCGCTTCTGCAACGTCTTCCGGGAGTTGGACCGGGTGACCGAGTGGATCAGGTACCACATCCGGCAGCAGTACGTGGATCACCCGAACCTCTGGTTGATGCTTGCTATCGCCCGGACGATCAACTGGCCGCCTACGCTCCAGGCTCTGATGGACGATCAATCCTCCAGTATTGATGAGGCATGGCCTGTGGACAACATCCTGTTCACTCCTGACCGCATGGCTGATGTAATGCAGCACATTGCGGACGTAGGTGACAAGGTGTACACTGGGGCTTACATGATTCGTGCTGAGAGTAATCCTCACGCGCCCTGGTACTGGTGGAGCAAGCACCAGTATATTGCCAAGATCGTCATCGGTCGGCTGTGGGAAGATCGCGAGACGTGGACGACTCATCTCCGGGGTGGGAACCACGCTGAAGGCGTCACCCTCCAATCGGTCTGGGAACGCTTCCAGCAACCCCGGTATATCGGCTGGGGACCGTTCATGGCGTACCAAGTGGTGGTTGACATGCGACATACTCGCTACCTCCAGAACGCCCCGGACATCAACAGCTGGGCAGCCCTGGGCCCCGGCTCCCGGCGCGGGCTCAACCGCCTCGCTGGCCGTCCGGTGACCGCTCCGCTGTCCCAGGAGAAGGGGTTGGCAGAGATGCGACGCATCTGGGATGAGCAGGAGGAGCATCGCGCCCCCTGGGTTCCGCCGATCGAGCTGAGCGACATTCAAAACTGTCTGTGCGAGACGGACAAGTATCTCCGGGTGCAGTTGGGCGAAGGGCGCCCACGCGCCCAGTATATCCAGGGAAGGGGTTACTGATGGCTACCGTAAGACTGACCAACAACATCCGGGAAGCGCTGCTGAATAAGCTCCTGGAGCGAGCCTTCAAAGCTCGCTGTGAGGAGTTCAGGAAGCGGGCAGGCGCCTTTGCCGTCCGCGTCTATGCGGATGTCTTTGGGGATGAGCTTCCCAAGATGGATGCGCTGCCGGACGGGTGGTTGCCGAAGGATTACGGTATCCTGGTTTACTTTGGCTTTATCCGAGCCCGCATCTCGTTCAATGGTTCACTCGATACCTCGGGCGTAGACAATTTCCTCAAGTGCGGCTCTAGAGGAGGAGACAGCGTTTACCGGCGCTTCACATATTCCAAATACAGTTCGGTAGCCAAGAGGTACAACGCTCGCGATGCCCTGGCTACCGAATATGAGGCGTTCAGCAACGAGCGCAAAGACCTGAGCAACGAGATTGAGAGAGCCGCCCAAACGGCAAAGGCCGCGCTGGACAGTTGCTCTTCTATCCAAAAGCTCATCGCAATCTGGCCCGAGGTGGAGGAGTTTGCACGCGAGTTTCTCAAGGATGGGGAACGCAAGGCCCTCCTTCCGGACATTCCACGTTCCCAGCTCAACGCAATCCTGAACCTGCCGCCTGAGGAGGACAAGAAGTGATTACACTTGAAGCGCGCAACGTCAACGATGCCCTGTGGTTGGGGGGCTCGCTACTCCGGGGCAGTGGAGTGCGGCAGGAGAGCCGCAACGGTCCTGTGATGGTTGCGATGTGCCCCGTGACCACGGTATATCAGCGCCCGACTGAACGGGTGATGCTCCACCCTGGACGGGACGCCAACCCGTTCTTCCACCTGGTGGAAGCACTGTGGATGCTCGCTGGGCGAAAGGACCTCGCCACCCTGACTCCCTACGTCAAGACCATGATCAACTTCAGTGACGATGGCGTGACGCAGCCGGGGGCTTACGGGTTCCGGTGGCGGAAACATTTCAGCTACCGGAAGGGTATCGCCCTGGATCAACTCCAGTGGGCTATCCGTCGCCTGAAGGCTGACCCCACTGACCGCCGCGTCGTGATCCAGATGTATGACGCAAACGTTGACCAATGGGCGGCAGACAACGGGGGACGCGATATCCCTTGCAACCTGGTTGCGCTGCCTTCGATCGGCACGGATGGGCGTCTCAACCTCGCGGTGTACAACCGCTCCAACGACATGGTGTGGGGCGCCTACGGGGCCAACGCTGTCCATTTCTCGGTGCTCCAGGAATACATCGCAGCCATGGTCGGCGTGCCGGTGGGATACTACTGGCAAGTGGCCAACAACTTCCACGCCTACCTCGCCACCCTCGGCAAAGCTGGTGAGGAATGGCCGTGGGGGGAGAATGGCTATGCTTTCAATCCTGATTCCTACGGCAACGGCGCCGTCCGCCCGATGCCAATGTTCGAAGGGCAAGGCGTTCGTGAGTCGTTGGACGACATCGACATGTTTTTGAAAAATCCCGCACGCGTCGGCATCCGTTCGGACTTCCTGCGCAAGATCGCCTGTCCGATGGTGATGGCCCACCGCGCCTACAAGCGCTGGGGCGGCGCCGCCGGCATCTCCTCAGCTCGGGAGATACTGGAGCAGATGCCGAGTGACAACGACTGGCGCGCGGGAGCTGAGCTGTGGCTTTACAACCGGGAAGAGAAGCTGAATCATGAAGCTTAAGATCGAAATGGAGCTGATGTCGGAAGACAAGCAGCCCAAGCACTCGGCTCGGTATGAGTTCAAGCGGGGCCACGCAGGCGTGGACTCAATCTATATCAAGCGGAGCGTCTTTACCGGCGCGCCTCCAAAGCGGATCACGGTGGAAATTCATGAAGACAACTAGCATCTATCTTGCGGCCCGGTACGCGCGCCGCAACGAGGGACTCCGTGAGCTCGGTGAGCACCTCATCGACCTGGGCTATCTGATCACCGCCAACTGGCTGTGGGAAGGCGAAGAAGGCAAGACCATCCAGGAGTGCGCCATNATGGACGTGGAAGACGTTCGGCGGGCGGACACCCTGGTGTTCTTCGGAGAACCTCAGGCCAGTGAGAACCGGGGGGGTGGGCG